GTACCATGCGCACCGAGCTGGTCTGGGTTGTAAAGACATACCTTCGGGTATATCCAAACTCCGATCTAGGCTGGCTTTGCCAGTGTGAGATTTGCGACTTGCCTTGTGGCTTCGTCCAAAATCTTCATGTTGACGTACTGCCCCTCTAAGATGGACGGTACTTCGACATTAGTGTCGTAATAGACCAGTATATCTGGCCTCCTAAACACTGACCTCAGGTCGATCTCTGAGATTTCGGCCGTGAAGTCATACAAGGTCCATAGGACCCCGTAACGCCTCTTAAGAGGCGTCGTGTTATAGTAGGATTGCTTAACCTTCCTACTTAACACGTTACCGAAGATTATCGGTCTAAGCAAGTGGTCTATGATCTCTTGCCTAGTCATCCACCCTTCGCGTCTCAGACGTGAGGATTGGACTGTTTCAGGGAGTTTGGCTAAGCCTCTTTCCTGAACGAGGTCCCTCCAAGTCATAGACTTGAATTGACTAAAGAATCCCATCCTGTCTAGGATTGTAGGGACTCTTACCTCGACCTCGGAGATATCAAAACCTCTGAAGCCCGAGTTCCGCGGAAGACGTCTAAAGTCGTCTTGTACGGATTGCGGGGCAGAACCCTGCAAGATCTCCTTTATCAACCACTTAGTGGGACCGGGGAGATTTCTGACTAGCTCAGGGATATCCTGTTCTAGCCAGATGTCCAGTCCTCCCAACTTAGTCGGGAGCAGAAGATGCCAGTAAGTATAACTTGCTGGCTCTGGGACGAAGGAACCCATCCTTTGGATGAAGCGGTCCCTTGCGAGTTTCTTCACCTTAGGCGGGAAATCGCAGTCAGGAAGGTATCTAAGTTCCTTCCCGAACGATCGAGCTTTACCGATTGCGGTATTCCGATCGTTTACTACCTCGGTCGACTTAGTCGTCGGAGATAGTAGTCTAATCTTTAAAGACTCGACCCATGGGTGTTTGGAATAATCCTTTTGGATGTCCCATACCCTAAAGAATCTCACTAGGTTTTTGACCTTAATGAGCTTCTCACAGTACTTTCCGACATAGTCGTATATACCGTGTTTATCCGGAGAGAGCTTTGCTCCCATAAGGATAAGGTTTCTGGTTATATCGTTAAGATAACAACCAGGCCCGAGCGCCGCAACATCGTCGCCGCCAACGTGGTACATCCTGACCTTATGGTCAGTATTACCTAGGATCACATTCCT